GACTAATATCTATGAAGATGGGTTCATGGGGGCAAACTTCCATTATACCACCGAAAAACAAAGAATGATCCTTGCTAAAAAGTTTCTAAATAGGAATGTTAGGATACCCCTCAAATTGCTACATAGATATATTATAAGTCGAGCAGATAATTTATTTTTTGAAGTTCCAGAATCGGAACTAGTTGAATTTGCCGCTTTGCCGATAGAGCAATTTTATGATAGTCAAAACAGATTTGTCAGCAAGAAAAAAGTTCAACAAGGTAAGCGTAAATAATGACAGCAACAAGATTAATGTACCCAAAGGAGAGTGTAAAGAACACTGGACTGTTCCTTACATTCAGGGCATATGATTATTCCAATGCACCTACACCACCTGGTGCATTAGCAGATATCCAAAATATCATTTCTGGCAGTAACAGAAAGGCGGATCTTTCTGAAGCTAGTATTACAGATTTATCATCTAGAGCATTAGACGCTGGTAGTGGAGTACAAGCAGAACGTGGTCGAGCGGATGCCCAAAATACTGGGGTAGCAAATATTTCACTTTATCTTCCACCAAAGATTGAGTATCAATATGGTGCAGAATGGCAAAAAGTGTCATTTGGTGCTTTAGGTAGTACACTGGGAACAGGTGCTGGGTTATTGGGATCTGCTACTAAAGCTGGTTTAGCGACTGCTGGAAATACATTAATGAAAACCTTATCAGGTTTGGATGGTTTTGCTGATATACCAAAAGTTGAAAATATAACTCTAGACACAGTAATTGGTGCTGCATTTGGTCAAACCTTTAATGACAACACTCTGCAAACCTTCAATAAGATGCAGACAAGATCATTTAGTTTTGATTACTTATTCTTAGCGAGAGACACTACTGAAGAGTTAGAAATACGCAAAATTATTAAACAATTTAAAGTGAGTATGCACCCAGAATCAAAAGCGAAAGGTAGAAGCAATTCACTGTTCTTGGGTTATCCGCATATTTGGAGAATTATTCCTAGTGGTCTTAAGAGTAAATTTAAGGTAAAATCCAATGGAGTTGTTACTGATGTAGATGCAGAAACTCCTCATGTTAGTGACTTTTTACCAAACACAAAATATTGTGCTTTAACTGCTATGAATGTTGATTATACTCCAGATAATGTCATTGCATTGACTAAAAATGGTTATGTACAAGCGATTAGATTATCTTTACAATTTGCAGAACTTACTGCACTGGTTAGACAGGACATTGAAACGTTTGAAGATCTTACACGTATCGACGAGAAATAAAAATGGCATATTTCGACAAAGTTCCAGAAATCCTCTATCTTAAATACGACAAAAACCCTGAAGATGGTACATATATTGCCATTAGGAATATTTTTGCTCGTATTAAATTAATTGACAACATCATTCCAGGAGGAACACTCTTTGAAGATTACTTTGTCAAAGATGGCGAAAGACCTGATACTATTGCAATGGACTTTTACTCCGATCCAGGATTAGATTGGATTATCATGATTATCAATAATATCAAAAATCTATATAATGACTGGCCAATGACACAACCTGTTTTTACTGAGTATTTAAAAGCACAATATGATGATTATGAGAGTATTCATCACTATGAGACCGTTGAGCAGAAATATGACGGGGAGATCATCCTTCCAGGAGGTCTTGAAGTGGGTGAAGCATACAGATTCGTTACTCCAGACGGAAATACGTTAACTGCTGAAGAATCCAGAGGTCCAGTAGATAACTATGTTTACGAATTACGTAAAAACGACAAAAAACGCGAGATCTTAATATTAAGACCCGCGTTAGTTGATGAGTTTGTTGAAATTTTTACAAAAGAAATGAGATTTACTCCTAGCACAGAGTATCTTAGCGAAACCCTTAAAATCTCTAGAAATTAATCTGGGGTATGATCCTTCATACCATCATGATTGCCATCACCAGGTAATTTACCGTATGCAAGGTATTGTACTGCTTGCATAGATCCTTCTAATCTGGTGAGATCTTTAATAATTTTAAGATACTCATCATAGGATTCTTGCAATTCTTGCTTTCTTGCAGTTAATTGCATTGTACGCTTAGTGAAGCGTACAATTAGTTGTTCGTAGTTTTCAGTAGGTTTATTCACTTTTTCTTTTCTTGGTGATTGTACTCGATTACAATTTTATTGTGATACGTAGTACGGTCAGAACACTCAACGTAGTGTGCTTTTCCATTTAGCAACTTTTCAAGGTTTTCAACTAAATTTTCAGCAATAACCTTATTAGTCGCTATACGCCATTTCTCTTCATTCTCCTCTCGTGGATCAGTCATGCTTCTTCCTCTTGAGTGATTCTTTCCATTCTTTCCATTTAGGAATTACTTCAAAGAGATCTAACTCTTTTTTCTTGTGCATCTTTCGGTACTGTTCAGCACCGAGATTATCTAGAAAATCGTTAGTCACGTTGTCTCCAATCATCAGGTTTGTCTTGTTTGAACCAATCTACGATTTCATCAGCACCCTCGAATCCCGTTTTATAATTAGATGGGTCGGGATCACCTAATCCCATCTTATTCATAAAATCATCCATGCTGCCCTCCTGGATGTCCTGTGCTGCCTGACGACGTGCTTTACGTAACCACTCTCTGGCAGTAGTGTGTGATTTGGCGAGTTTTTCTGCCCAAATCATATCATCTAATTGGACTTCCTCCTTATTAGCAATTTTCTTACAGATAAACTCCAATCTGAGGCGATATTTGGTAGAAAGCATGTCACTCCCGTAGTTTAAGTTCTAAATCTTCAAGTTTGTGATATTCAGCATGTGCTCGTTCTTGACGTTCACAAATAATGTCTAGGATATCATTCACGATCACATCGTTGTCGATGTAGTCCTCAATGTATTTATCGAGTGCTTCCTTTAGATACCTGTATCTATGCCACTCTGGAGAATAAGGTTTGTAGTGCATAATAAGTGAGTTTCATAAGTAAATTTTACATCGACCCTTTTGGGCAAATTTTTGGCGGGATTTTTTTCCCGACTTTTTTGTAACTAAAAAGTGATTTTCGTTTTGGGGAAAAATTATCGGATGTACTTATCCATGCGAAGCTTGATGTAATACATCCCGATAACCCACAGGGAGAAGAGGAAACCCTCTCCATACCCCATGGTGTTCCATGCATGAACAAGGTCCATCAGAAGTCCTCGTTAGCAAGGGAGTCGAAGTAAGAATAGTTATCCTCCGATGCAGCAGGTGCTGAAGCAGCAGGTTCTGGTGCAGGTGTAGGACGAGTCATCGTGATGTCAGGTGCATTGAAACTATCACTTGCATGATCGTAACCACGCTCTTCATCACGAACCTCAGGTGCAGGAGCACGACCCTTGAGCACAGTGTCAAGACGGGTCTTCAGTTCATCATAGGACTTGAAGTTCTTGGCATCAGTAAACTCATTCAAATCATACATCTTGTTGTAGATCGCTTCCAGTTGGTCATCTTCAAAGCGACCAAGAGTGCCAGGGTTACCAAAACCAGAAGAATCATAGTTCCAGAAACCAGCAACCTTCTTAATACGAAGATTGAAATCAGCACCTGCCCAGAAGTCAAAAGGATTGACTGGTTCTTGACCTTCAAACTCAGGTTGCATCAGTTCAATGATCTTGTCATGAATCTTCTTACCATACTTGTAGAGGAAGACACGACCTTCGTTCTGAGGGTTAGCAGGATCCTTGATTACATAGATGTTGCTGTAGTAAGACAGTTTACGCTTCTGCTTACGTGCAACTTCCTTGTCGCTATCCAGACCACTGTTCCACAGCAGACGGTTTGCTTCACTGACAGGATCTTGTTGACCAAGAGTGGTCAGAGAGTTCTCGATATACCATCCACCAGGACCCTGGAAGGCATGACTCCAAACCTTTGCCCAAGGCATGTCACAACCTTCGGTTGGGGGCAGGAATCGAATGACGGCACTGCCGACACCTTCTTTACCCATGGTAGGTTTCCAGAGTCGCTCATCGACGTAACCAGAAACACCTTCTACCTTATTGATCTCCTTATTAAGTTTCTCCAGAAGGGAACCTTGGGCTTTAAGGGATTTAAAAGACATTTGTATTCTCCGTATTGAAAAGATTGATTGGATTTTGTGTATGAATGGGTCTTACGTACGAACAAGTCGCCCTGTCCCATCTGCCCATTGAAATTATGATAGCAGGTCTAGATCTGATTGTCAAGTACCTGTTTGCGAAGACCTTCAATTCCTTGGCGAGCAACCTTGAAGACCTCAGGACCGATCTGGGACGTTGGAAGACCCATCTGCTTTGCTGCTATCCTGAAGTTCTCTTTGACAATAGCACTGTCCTCGTCATCACTAAGATTGATCCTAGTGTACAGGACTTCCTGCATTTCGACCAACCTTTCCATTTTGTCAAGGAGTTTCTCCTTGTCCTCTTTGGTTTGTTGATCCATGACAGGTGCTGCCATGTAGATTTCTTTATATAACTCATGCATTGCTTCGATCTCCTTTCGGACGATCTCAGATGCAAACATTCCTTTGTCGTTCATAACTTTTGTAATACTAGTTGCCTGATTTTGCTGGGGTCTTCCTCTATGAAAGGATCATACTTATGAAGGAGCAACGACAGTTGCTTCCAGATTACATCCTCTTTTAACAGAGTGTCATACCTGTTAACGAAATGTGTAATCTTATTTAACATGATCAGAGTTTCCAACATTACTCTACCACCAAGGTATGCTTTTAGCAACTGGGAGTGACCACGATTACATGCAAATACATCATTAAAATTGCTGGACAGAGTAGATAGGTTCTCGATATCCTGTCCAAACAAATAAGTAATACTCTGCATCTTCCTCTTCCAGTCCATGTAGTTCTTCTCATTCATCTGGATGATATGGAAGTTTGAATTGACTAGAAAGTTAGATACAAAGTATTCTTCTACTTCTTCTGCTCTGTATTTTTTGGAGAGTTTCTCAAAGAAGTAAACGTCATTCCTCTCCATGAATTTTTCTCTTGATACTTTAATACTACCTTGGTATTGAAAGTAATCATATGTCTTACGACTAAAGTGCGTTTTCAACGCAACATAAATTTGATAAACCTCAAAGGGGTACATAATTAAAGTGGCAGAACGCCTCTGGTTGTTTTTTTAATATAGTTAAGGCGAGTTGCCTCTGCCTTAATCTTTTCCTTCAATGAAGGAGCAATCAGTTTAACAACTGATTCAATTTCAATGTCTTTCGACTCACAGAAATCAACGATAGCATCAATGTAATTGATGGTTCTGTTACTATCTTTGACCATGTTTTCAATAGTCATTGAAAACTTGTTTTTGTCCATAAAGTTTTCATCAATTAGTTCATTAATGTTTTTGTTTTTAGTGGGCATCTTTGTACTCTGCAATGTAATCGATTAGCAGAGGCACATAGTCGTCAGGGTTCTTAATGAACACTTGGGTATCACCTGTTTGACAAGTGACCAAAGTAACAATCTGATCTACTTTAATACCAGATCGCTCTTCATACATCTTAGCATATCCTGTCTCTTGAACAAAGTAGTTCTCAATCCAGGATTCTTTCTTTTCCTTTGAAGAAGTTTTGAAATCTATGACTGAAAGTTTGCCATCGAACTCAGCGATACAATCTACTCGTCCAGCGATTCCAAATTCATGACTGAATAAAGGTGCCTCTTGGAAGTGAATGTTGTTAATACGACTAAGCATGGACTTTGCCTGCTTGAACAGTAACAACGCAAGATACTTATCTTTGTACCTTTCTAGATCCAGATTATTGTTTAGATAATCTTCCACTATACTATGTAGTGAGGTTCCTACAGTCGCTGCACGAGTAGAGATTTTGTTTGCTTCTTCGTTACCAACTCTGTTCCTCCACTCTGCAATAGATTTGCGTTTGCGATAGGAACAGATGGTGGAGATTGATGGATAATAATTCTCACCAACGGCGTAAACTCTTTTGCCTTCAACAGTTTGTGCTTTCAGGTCTTCAAGAATCACGCCCATATCAACGTGATTAAACATCAACCATACCCCAGGTGCATTTTACTAAGAATGTAACTCTTGATGAGACCACTTCTAACAATGTCATCAGTGCCAAACTCAACACTTTCAAACTCTTCCATGATCTCAAGAATCTTCATGAAATCAAGGATACCATTACGCTCATTAGTTTTGATGAGGTCGGTCTGCATAACGTCACCAGCAAAGATGATCTTACAGTTCTCACCAACACGTGTGATGATGGAGTCCAGTTCATGGAAGTTCAAGTTCTGACACTCGTCAACAATGACGATAGCATGGTCAAGTGTAGTTCCACGAAGGAAAGATGTAGACCAGAAAGAAATAGTTTCTTGTGCCTTCAGGTTATCATACAGCATATCAAATGCTGGATCGTCAGGCATCTTAAACATGTACTTGACCATATTCTTATATGGAATCTGGTACAGGTTTGACTTATCCTCGTGATCTCCAGGGAGGAATCCAATCTCTCTTGTGGGGACTAGAGAACGCACCATGTACAGTTTCTCATAAGGAGATGTACCTGAGAGGATCTCCTTCAGTGCCAGGTACATTGCAATGAATGTTTTACCTGTGCCTGCACAACCATACAGGAAGAGGTTCTTACCCTTCTCGTATGCATCGAATGCAGTTGTTTGGTTTTCTGTTAAAGGATTGATCTCAACTAGATGATCAACATTAATTGGTTTTCTGCGTCTCATTTGTTTAGGAGTGCTATTCACAAAATCGAATTGATTGTCTTTCCTTCTTCTGGGCATAGAATTTATGGAGGTGTGATTGTAGAACCGTAGTTTGCTTTCTTGATTGACTTCAGAACATCTCTGAAACCATCAGGAACTTTGTTTCGGATACCTGCATCACCAACAACACCAGGAAATGAATCATGATACTGTTCGAGATGTGGGTTATCTTCTTTATATTTATCTAAAACAGTGAAACTCATACGTTCTTCAATGATTTCACCAGTTTCTTTATTCCTGAACTGATACGTCGGCATCGCCGTCCTCCTTTTTATTGAACCCAAAGGGTCCTTCTTTCTCTTCCATCTTCAATCGCAGTGCGACTGTACCAATGGACTCAAGGACCTTCAGAATGTCCTCTGCTTTGGCATCTTCACCAAGTTCCTTAGCGACATACCAATACTTTGGCCAGAATGATTCTCCTGCCTTTTCGTAATCTTCAAGTGTTAGTAGTTTCATGATTTGTCCATCCTAATGCTTCAGCGACGATTGGGAATTGACCTGCAAACAAACACTTACATTCATTTGCAATGTCCATATGCTCTTTCTGTGTGCCATGAGCAGAGCGTAACTCTATATAGTGGATCCATGAACGAACTGAACCCGTCATGTATAACCTGGTGGGCGTGGCAAGGGGGAGCACAAACCTTGCACACTCTTTTGCAATCCCCATCTCAAGCATGTGCTTGTAGATATCCATAGCACTTTCAAAGTGTCGCTTAAGAGTGATCTCAAGTTCTTGTTTCAAGAAAGGATCAACATCATCAATAGAGTTTTGACGATTCTTTGTATCTTGACGACGAAGATCAAAGAGAGGGATAGTTTCTGCCAACAGAGAACTGTCAGCATACCGTTGGGAAAACTCTTGATATGTGAAGGACCTATGCCTCAGGATTTGAGCTGCCAGTCCCCTGGTAGTTTCAATCTCAAGCGTCATGAACGCCTGCTCAAAGACGCTCCAATGCTGGTGTTTAATACAATAGGATAAAAGACCTGCAACCTTAGGATTATCTTGATTAGAGGGGTTGCTGACCCTTGCCACATACCCCATATGCTTCTCAGCATCAGGGGTAACACTAACGAGTTTAACTTGCATAATACGCTTGATAATATTTTACAATGCCAGATGAACTGACGTGTCCTTGGGAGACCCAATCATGACAACATGATTGAATACTTTCCATGCTGTACTTGGGTTCCCCATTTTCATGGGTTAGACCACCAAATTTATTGAGAAGGATTGTGTAAACTGTTTGGCGGAGTTCCATCCGCTCTTCGTTGTAGCGCCAATCTTCGGTCATTTTTTGTTCTTAGGTTTGTTACCCCAGAGTTTCGGATTAACCATACCATACATGGTTTCCATTGTCAAGATCTTTCCTCCTAGGGGTTTGAGGAGATCGTAATAGGCGTCAAAGATTTTAGAATTCTTTGGACCTGCAGCATGATCGTGTTTAACAACACCATCAATCTCATATGTAACTAGAACGGCATTGTATGGCCACTCTCTTTTATCGATGCTTTCAGGTTTACAGTCATGAGAAAAAACTACTACGTCATACTTGGAACGCAATAGTTTCTTATCAGATTCAGTCAGGTTGAAATTCATCGATGAGTTGTCTAATTCTGTCTTCACAGAATCCTGGGTTTGAGATGCGGACTCTGTGGTAAGTTTCTCGGGCATGGTGCTTCTCCTCGATGCATTTTTTTATCATGTAGATCACTCGTTGTTCGTTAACGATGTTGACCATGTTGTCATTCACTCCATTTAATTTCGGGGAAAGCTTCTTTTACTACGGCAATAGTAATTCTAAATTTTGATTGGAGTAAACCGTCCTTAACGAGACAGATAATTTCTGCTTCGCTTTCGTGGAGACCTTCAAGCAATTGAATGAACAGTTGCTCTCGCTTCATACGAGTCAAGGAGTTTGCACCCTTAATAAATCTCCAGAGGTTACGGTACTCTCTTTCAAGAACTGTATGTTCTGTACCAATTGGTGCATCATTTTTTTCATAAGGCACTTCACCTTCTGGAAGATCCGTGTTGATATTAGGATCGTAGTTCCATTTCAGAACAGAACGTAGTGCCTGTGAATTATTCTCTTTGAGAATTTTGATCTTTTCAGATTTAGTTTTGGCATTAGATGCCTTTTTAATGACTTCAGAAATCAATAGCTTCATGAGTAATACGAAATTTCGTTTGTGATTATTTAGTCGTCGGCAAAGGGATCAGTATCAAAAGCATCCCGCTGATCAAATTCAACACTAATCAGTTTTGCAACATGAAATGGAATAGTGTTTCCTTCTTCATCCATCATTTCTGGATGTGGTGTGAATGATACCTCCTCCTCTGTTGTAATCGCTTCTGCAACTTGCTCAACGAATCCTGTGTAATATGCATGGGCGAACCACCCAATCAAAAAACCAATTAGTGTTCCACCAATGGTGATTAGTGTTGAGAACACTAAAACTACTGATAAATCCATTTTGCGTTTCTCCTCGGTGAGTTGAACCTCTGGTTCAGGTTCCTTTAGGTTGGACCGTTTACGCCTCCTCCTTTTAAGCATAAAATCATCACCTCTATTTATTGGTGATTGCTGACTTTCTTTTCTTGTTTTTGGTTCCAGGTTTTCTTCCTGGTTTTCGCTCTTGCTCATACTTCCATGCGTCAGTTAGAATTTTGTAAAGATAGTCCTTGATCTTTCTTGCTTGTGGTTTTGACAGATGTCCATATGCTTCTTTGGAAATCTTATCTCTACCTTTAAGATATAGTTCTAGTTCTAATACGAGGTTAGATACGTTTGCAGCAGTAGAACTTTCAATAAAAGCGGTCACCTCTCTACGAGTGAACTTAGATGCCTTCACATAACTATAAAAATTAAACAGGAACTTTCCATCGAAGGCAGCATCAATTGATCGTTCAACGAGGGTGTAAAGTTCTTCAGTGGATTCCATTAGATAAGTTTGTTTTCTTGAAAATAGTGCAGCGTGTCTTTGAATCCTCCGATGTGTTTGGTATTAATGGAGATCTGAGGGAACGTAGCACCCTCACCAAACTCAGCGTAGAATTCTCTTTTAGTAAAATGCTTCTCGTATTTGTACTCAGTATATTTTACATCTAAATTATCAAATAACATCTTGGCACGTTCGCACCATTGACAATTACTTTTTGAATAGAGAATGACTTCCATGACCTCCGAAGGAATAACTGCTTCTAATTATACCAATAAAAAAAGGGGGTGTCAACCCCCTAATAATCATCAATGTAACTCTGACATGTGTCAGGGTTCTTTTTACACCATGCTCTCACGTATGAGTCAGCATCTTGTTCCATAGTAAAGTGAGCATGGTTATGCATGACACCAACAAGAATAAGAAAACCCACTAACAAAAGATTGAAGTGGGTTACTGGAGAAGTTAAGATTCTTTTCATAAAAAAAATGGGTCCCTCGTCAGGGACCCGAACATCGTGATGTTTATATATTAACTTTTACAACGATGGGGATCAGAAGGAATACTTCAGACCCACCTTGGTCCCATAACCACGGTCAACAGAATCCGAACCAGAACCGATGAAGGAGACCTCGCCGTATGCACCCAGAGCATCGCTCAGAGCAACACCAAGACCTGCCTTACCAGAAGGAACAGTTTCCGAACCAACACCGTCAGTAGAGACGACGGATGCACCTGCCTGGATGTAGTATGAAGCAGATTCGCCAAGGGCGTCTTCATAACCAACGTGGAAATCTGTGGTCGTTCCAGTGTAATCGGATCCAGTGAAACCTGAGTTCGCCTCTACGTTCAAGTAGGGACCTGCCAGGGCAGCACCAGGAGCAGCGAAAGCAACAGCTGCAGCGGAAGCAGCGAAAGCAGTTTTGATCATTGTTTTTAAATTCCTTAAGTAAAGTACAGTCAACTGTCACATGTGACAATTGTAATATATGTATACAAAGTATACAGTTAGTCAGGTGTGGATATCCTGACCACGGAAGAGGTGGGATTTGAACCCACGGTGCCCTTGCAGACACGCTGGTTTTCAAGACCAGTGCCATCAACCACTCGACCACTCTTCCCAGAATCATCCCAGTGTTTGATGACACCAGAGATGATAAACGCATTCGTGACCATATAGGAAACGAATATGACAGTTCTCACAGTGGCAACATAGTTGTCATAGGGTGCTGTCTTGTCATCGGAGAAACTCCCTAGGGAGTATTTCCAAATCTTAATCAGGGTATCCATCATCGTCATCTGTAGATAGAGGACGACACTTCGCAATCTCATCATACTGATAAGCAGATAGATCGGAGTAGATCTCTGATTCAAGTTCGCTGCAGAGGCGTTTAAGATCGCTCAACAACGCCTTTAATCTTACCTTATCCATTGGTATTTGTCAACCCCCTATTGAATGTATCCATTGTCCTCAAGGTATTTGCGAGTCAATGGTGTTGGTTCATAGATCTCCCACATGCGTCCAGTGGCACATGCAGCAAGAGCATCTTTAGTCATGTTCTCAGTTCGTCCTGCCCATCCTGCCTCTGCCTCCCAAGGCACAGCATGTTCAGGATAGGTTCTCTCTGCCATAACACGCCAGATCATAGGAACATCTTCTTCAGGCAGGATAATAGCAATCAAACTATTATTAATAGTCCCTGCCATACAATCTTGAGCAGCGTGCCATCCTTCATGTCTCATCACTTGCATCAAAGTACCAGGACGACCCATGTACTTACGATTCAGAAAGAAATTATTTCCTACTGTGTGATACACACCACGATGAGTGTGAGGAAAATACTTTGCATCTGCTAGAAACACCTTAACTCCGACTGAGTTAAGAGATGTGAGCATGTTGTTGAACTCGTTAGCAACAAAAGTAAACTCATCAGTATTAGGATACTCACTAGATACATCAAGTAAACTGAATACTTCTTTGACTCCATCTGTACACTCTCTAAGTAGCATACACCCCATAGAATCATTACTGTGGTAACCCTTGGTGATCTTAGAGTCGTCTGCCATAGAAGGGAAAGCAACCGCTACTGACGCTGCAACTGCTGCCATAAACCTTTTCATTGTAATACTCCATCAAAGAATTTTAAAAATTTTGTAGGGAACGGGGCATATTTACAGTCCCATTTAGATGGGTAAACCTCAATTTCTCCAGTGAATATTACTGGAGAAACCTTTCCATGATTACCATTAGGAACTGCATCCCAACCAAATGCTGGATTGATATCCCAATCATGTGTTCCGTCATAATTGATTCGGAACAAACGACCTGCTGGATCAATCCAGTAATGTGCCATAAAGGCACCTAGGTCTTTTGTTTGTAGTTCTTTATCCCAGAACCCAGGTCCTATGTCATAGGAGGACCTGAGAGTATCAAACATTCCCATACTACTTGTCGAGTACTTCTACTCTATCTAGTTGCTTTAACCCTGTCAAGTTAAACCAGGTGTTTCTTAACGTTTCCCAGTCATCAAAGACGATTGCTTTTCTGTTCTTGAAAATCAATTTGTATTTGTGGCGATCGTAAAGACCATCAGATGTTTGAGTAAAATAGGGCATGGTAATTAGATAAAAAAAGAGAGGGGTGTGAAACCCTCCCTAGTCACTTCCTTCACACGGAAATAGAAGTATACAATACCTATTCGGTTTTGTCAAGTGTTCACTTTCCAACTGGGTATGCCGAAGGGTTTCAGTTTAACCCACTTGGCATAGTGTACACCACGATAAGTCAAAAACGCAAAGGTTTTATCTGGATCGTGTTTATCTGGATCGTATGCTGGAAGATCATATTCAAATCTGACCTTCAACATTCGACTACCCCCTATGAAGAAGGAGTAGTTCTCCATAAATTATACCAATGAAAGCTGCACAACCTATGGACGTAAGTCCAACTACTTGTAGTGCTAACATGGCGATCACTTGGTGTAGAGGCGACCACGATAGCAGTATGTGCCATGAGTTTCCTCACCGCCCTGCTTGCACTCATATGCTACACCACGATATGCGGTGTGGGTAATTTGTGCATCGTGGAGAGCAGATGCCTTTTGGATCTGCTTCTTGATGATAGTAAGTGTGTTCATTTGATGTACTCCTGAAAGTAAGGGTGGTTTATTCCCCGTTCCTTCAGTCGTTTGCGTCCCAGTAGTATCTACATTCTGGCACATAGTCCTTAAGGGTCTCGACCAGTTCTACCTTCCACTCTGGATTTAAATGCTCATGCTTTTGAATGCGAAGCATTATAGCATCAGCATCTGTACATGACATCGTGGTAGATAGTAGTAATTCTATCATGGGATGAACGCTCCGTTCCGCGACTTACTTGCGTCCCCGAAGGGATGAACGACAGGTCTAGTATAGACCCTCATGACCTATTTAGTCAAGTTTATTTCTGAATGCACACAAGAGTGCTGGAACCTGTCATGCGACAACCAATGACTTTCTTATCATTCATCGCTGTCAGTGTTGCCATTGTGATTATGAATAGCATCCCCGTCTGTGCCACAATGAGATACGGGACTACTTTCTTCAACGTAATCTTCCTTAAGTTCTTCATATGCAAGAGTCAGTATGGTATATATGTAATATGCTACACCCGCTAAGAGAATAACTAAGCACCAGATGATGCTCCAAGTTACTCCATTCGGATCTTCTAGTGGGCGTAGAAATAAATTCATAAGTTTTCAAACTTATATTCCAAGATCATTCTATATAGAGAATCTCTCAGATACCACAAATGCTCCTGCTCGGTCGGATGCCGAGAAGGAGAACCCTCCCAAGTTTCAATTCTTTTCAGCACACAATGATGTAGAAGATGGATGTCTTCTATCCTCAAGCATACTTCATAATCAAAATCGTTTTCGTCTTCAGTCATGGGTTGTTGGGATCCATTCCTAGAGATTTTAAATACTCAATCCACCAATCATATTTCTCTTTCTTCCACAGGGGAACAGGACGACCTTGTTCAGAATAGTAATCATACAAAGCGTCATCTATAATCCGTGCGATCTCCATATTCTTCTTCCTCCTCGTCAACATCTGCATATGCATTTTCCACAAAAGGTCCTCGTTTTCTGAAGGGTTCTTGTCTGACATAATCCTGTTCTGCATTAACTGCCTCGATCCAAACAGCAAGTTTCATCACGATGAAGATGATGATAAGGGGTGTAAAACACCCGACTAAAATTACGGGGTTCATTTGTGACTCCTATCGAAAGGTTCCCAGTGCTCCCAACCATATTTATGTACCAAATGCATTCCAATAATGGGAACAAATACTAAAAAGAACCCCATGACACCTAGGCACCATGGAGTTTGCATTACTGATCGAACAAATAATTGAACATGTGTCATGCTGGATAATCCCAATCAGTAATAAAATCTACTTTATATTGTGGTCCCCATCCACCAGTATAGATGAAAGGAGTAGTACGAATGGGACAACGGTCACCAGTACAGAGAAGATCATCAACAATCCTCCAGGACTCCATGACTTCATCAGCATGTACAAAGTGGGACTGGTCCCCATTGATAGCATCAAAAAGAAGTTTCTCATAACCATCTATCGCTCTGTCTTGTGGATAGGCATGTGTGAGTGTTGCCAACTCCAAGTCGTTGTTGAGACCAGGTGACTTAATATCCATGCGGATATCAAGATGAGGGTTAGGTTGTAAACGCATGACAATGCGGTCGTTGACTTCTCCTTCATATAATTTTAGCGGTGGTGCTTTGAGTTTGATAACAACTTCAACACATTGATATGGTAATTTCTTACCTGTCATTACGTTAAAAGGAACTCCTTCCCAACGCCAGTTATCGACGAATAAAGTACCAGCGAAATAGGTAGGAGTACCACTACGAGGATCAACGCCCTCTTCATTACGGTAGCCATCGTATTGTCCAAGAATAATGTTTTCAGATAATCTTGTAGCAGCGAGAACCTTTACTTTCTCTCGACGGACTTCCCTTGCATCCATTTTTGAAGGAGGTTCCATCGCAATTAATGCCAGAACCTGAAGAATATGGTTCTGTAGCATGTCACGAACCTGACCAGAGGTTTCGTAGTATTGAGCACGACCTTCACAACCAATAGTTTCGGAAGCAAAGATTTGAATCTCATCTATGTACTGGCGGTTCCAAAGTGGTTCCAGCAAAATATTACTAAACCTAGTAGCAAGTATGTTATTGACAGTATCTTTACCGAGATAATGGTCAATGCGATATACTTGTTTTTCGCGTAGATGTCGCTCAACCACATGCTGTAAATTATCAGCAGATTTATAATCGTGCCCAAAGGGTTTCTCCACAACCACACGGGAGCGGTCTGGGTCGTCGAGTTTTCCTGATTCTTTGAGATTTTGAATGGCATTAGCATACCTCTCTGGTGGCACGGATAGAAAATACGTATTGTCGTGTAAGTAATCAGGAAGATGAGAAAGAGTATCAACATTGTCCAGATCTGCAGAAACGTAATCTAGATGATGTAGGAATTCATCAGGGTAATCACCAAGAGATTCTTTCCATTGTGCTGCTGTTGGTTGTCTTCTAGCACAACCAGTAATAACAAAATTATCTGGTAGAAGTTTTTTCCTCCAGAGATTGTATAGTGCTGGAATGAGTTTCTTTTTACATAAGTCACCTGTTGCACCAAAGATGACAATGCCTTTACTAATGTGCTGTTCCATTTCCATCGTAGTCGTCTGATTCATAGTAGTTATTCTCACCTTTTCGTAACCCGAAATAGATGGTGGCACATACAAAAGGTAGTGCTCCCCAAAGAAGGACATCAGCGAACGTCATGACCACCAAACATAGCACGCATACCATTCAGGACTTTGTTTGCGAATCGCCCAAGTCGTCTCGACTCAAATCGTGTGTATAACGCACTGCTAATAACAGGAGCGGGTACACCAAGATCCACAGCAGCGTGAACAGTCCAACGACCCTCACCACTGTCTGATACTCCACCATCGAACTTGCTAAGTTCTCTATCGCTGCGAAGTACAGTAGCGGTAAGATCGAGTAACCAACTACCAACCACGCTACCACGACGCCATAACTCAGCAACCTCAGCACAGTCAATATCATACTGATAATCTTCTGGATTCTCCATCGGAGCAACCTCAGCATCGCCTTCTTTAACGTACTGTGCCCCAGCATTTGCTTCATGCAGGATATTAAATCCTTCTGCGTATGCTTGCATGATTCCATACTCAACTCCGTTATGAACCATCTTTACAAAATGACCTGCACCTGGTGGTCCACAATGTAACCAACCATGCTCAGCACTTGTCTCATAACTTAGAGCATCAGTTCTGGAAGCACTTCCGATACCTGGTGCCAATGCCCTAAAGATTGGAGCGCAGGCGGATACTGCAAAATTTGCACCACCAACCATAAGACAGTATCCACGCTCCAGACCGTAAACACCACCACTAGTGCCACAGTCAAGATACGAGATGCCAAGTTTAGATAACCTGTCTGCCCTTCTGCGAGAGTCCTTAAAATTACTATTGCCATGATCAATAATAATATCTCCCTCCATACAAAACTGTAATAACTCATCTAGTGTTTCCTCTACTGTTTCTGCTGGGACTACCATCATGAAGACACCAGGTGCCTTACCGACCATCCCATCTTGGTTGTGTACTACTTGAACAAGGCTTTGTATAGAAGTGGTAAATCCACTGAGATAACCCGCTTCATATTGTGCAGCAGCTTTTTCATGATTGTTCCTATAACCGTGTACTTCGTGTCCTGCTTTTAAAAGACGACGGGACATACCTTCTCCCATCCGTCCCAATCCGATCATTCCTACCTTCATCCTTTTACCTCGTTTTGAAAATACTCTGGGAGTGGACATCCCTTAAAATCATTTAGTTCGTCTACAAATAAGACGAACATGGTACAAAATCCTACACAAAATGCGAATAACATTTGTGGAAAATTGTAGTTGCCCATGTGTGCTGTAGGATCAGGTTCATCATTATGTGGATGAATATGTTTACTGATCCTTTCTACTTCTAAGCGCCTTTTCGATTTGGCGTCTAACTCTGTCTCTTGCTTCGGGGTCTTCGGTTTCTTTTCTGGAGTATCCATGTTTTTGGTGAAAGATAAAGTGACCTTGACAAAACATAGTTACCCCAAAAACAAAGGCGAGGACTATGCCTATCCATTCTATAATGTTATTTTCAACCATGGGAATAGCGGTTCTATAACTCCAATAAGTCGAAGCAGACCCTCAGCAAAAAGTGCAAGAACAACCCACCCAACAAGCATTGAAATAATCCCAGCGTTACGATTATGTTTTCGTATTGCATCATCGATCATCTCCTGTACTTCTTCTTTTGTTGTGTAGTTTGGTGGTGGTGGTAGTTTTTTAAAACGATGTCCTATGCCCATTAAATTTTCTCCATAGCCAATGTGAGTTCTTGATAATGTTCAATCTCATCATTAAGTATAGCGATTATTTTCTCATCGTCAACATGACGTGTTAGGTATTCACCATATGTCTCAGCAGCATGAAGTTCTACCTCAGCATTTAAGTGATAAGCAGACACAGGAGCCACAAAATAATAAAATACCATGATCCAATAGTAAATAAGAACCATGTGATAAGCAAGAAACCTATCGATCCAAGCAGAGTGACCTCCACGTCTTTCCATTTCTTCAAGATGTTCTGTCTCATTGACCGTCTGTGCGAAGTGTTCTTTCATTAAATGAAAGTGTGCTTCTGTTCTTAAACCAAGAGATTCTTTGAAATGAAGTACACTTAAAAACGCAAAATAGGGTGCCCGAGCAATCGTCTCAAGCACCCAAAAACGCTGCACATCCCGACCCCTATAAAGGAAGTCAAGGATGGCAACAGTAATATTTAATGTAATTTTATTAAAGTTCTGCATTAGCGGCGTCCCAATCTTTTTGGAATCTATCCAAACCATCTTTCGTAAGAATATGGTTATACATTTCCCAAAAGTGTTTAGGGGGCATCGTTACAACCTGGGCACCATTGTACCAAGAGCGAACAGCACGCTGAACGCTACGAATAGATGCAGACAGTACCTGAGTTTCTACCCCATAGATACGATATAGTTCAGAGATTGAACGAACAACCTCCAATCCTGCTACAGATTGATCATCAAGTCGTCCCACGAAAGGAGACACAT